TTAGGTCAGGCTATGAGTTCTTTAACTCCTGACACAAACGCATTAGCTCAAGCAATGGGTATTGTTGGAACGCAAGAAGAGAAAAGGATACAAGCCATTGAAAAATTAAGTGGTAAACAAGCTGCTTTTAATGCTGCGATGGACAAAATGCGTGAAACCATTGGAGATGAAACCACTGATAGATTAAAAGCATTTGGTGAAACCTCTAGATTAATTGGAAACGAATTTGCTATTGCAATGACAAAAATGCAAGCTTTTGGAGTGCGATTTATTAATCTTTTTGATAGGATATTTGGCATTTCTGCAAATGCTGAAAGAGCACAAAGAGATAGAGCGATTGAAAATAGTACTAATTCTGAAATATTAAGAGTTCAATCTGAAATTGCAGCAGTAGAAAAGCAAACAGGTGGTGGTAGATCAGGGCAAAAAAGCAGAGAAAACAAACTCAAAGTATTAAAAGCTGAACTAAAAGTTTTAGGAGATCAAGAAGTAAAAACTAACAAAATTGCTGCTAAAAATGAAACTGATAGATTAACGCTTGAAGCATCATTAAGAG